GTTTCTTGTAATGTACCAATCGGTGTTAGCAAGTATTCCAGCAGCTTGTTGTTTAACAGTTTTAATTAAATTATATTTTAATCCTCTAGTTTTAACATCTCCAGGTGAAGTACCCTCTACTGCATCTCCATCATCAATTTCATCTTGTGACCAAGTAGTATCTGCATGAGCTTTAGCAGTAGCCGATCCATAACTTGCAGTTACAGTATCATTAGCAAAAGCAAAAGAAGGATCAGTATTAATAAACCATTGCTCATCTTTTTTATTTGTGTCATCAAAGACTACTTCATAAATACCAATAGCTTCTTTTTCTTCAACAGACCATTTCATAAATATGTCTTTAGGATATTGTAAATCTCCTAGAGTAAAGCCTTTAGGATTGTTAAAGTATTTTGTGATTGTTCCGTCTGTTACTAATGCGTACATAATATTCCTATGATAAAGTTAATGCTAAATTTCTTCCAATTTCCAACCACTTTGCTCCATTGTATCTAAATGAAAATAAATCGCCTTTATTTGCTGTTGCTGTTAATGTGGGTGCTGTATCTGCTGCAAATTCATAAACTGAGTTCCATGTAATAGTTCTGCTGCCATTTCCATCTTGAATAAGAAGTAGAGATACAAATTGTCCAGCAGCTGGAGTTGATCCAGAAGGTGCAGCGAAAGTTCTATTTCCACCTAAAGTTACTTTTGCAACTGGAGAATTAATTACATTCCATACAATAGTTGATCCGTCTGTTAATGTATCTTCAACATTTAATACAGCACCAGATACTTTTGTTAAATTATTACCATCTGCTGTAAATACTTTTGATGCAGCAGTAGTACCAAGTGTTGCAAGATCAGAGTAATTTAGTTCAGCAGTTGTGACAGTTGCATCATCTAAAATATTTAATTCAGCAGCAGTAGAGGTTACAGCAGCAAGTTTAGTAAAGTCTGCTTGTACTAACCCACTAACTCCATCTAATAAATTTAGTTCTGTTGCAGTAGAAGTTACTGCTACATTTTCATTTATTTTTGGTGAAGTTAAAGTTTTGTTTGTAAGAGTATCTGCTGAAACTAAAGATACTAAAGTTGAATCAGCACCAGCAGGTAATAACATATTATTTGTAACACTAGCAGAATGAGGTTGTGCTTTTAAAGTTTGTCCATGTGTATTACTTTCACAATTAAATTTTATAGCACCAGAATTTGTATTACCTTTAACAACAACTGTGCCAGTTCCGTTAGGAGCTAATTCTAAAACTCCGTTTGAAACAGTTGCAATACTTGCAATTACAGGTGCAGTTATAGTTTTATTTGTAAGTGTTTGTGTTCCAGCAAGTGTAGCAACAGTATTATCTATTGAAATTGTTCCAGAAGATGTAATTGTACCACCATTAATTCCTGTACCAGTTGCTATTGAAGTTACTGTTCCAACATTTTGTGGAGTAATTGTAGTGTAAGTAATACTTGTTGATCCTAATGATCCATCACTATCTGTCGTACATAAAAATATTTTATTATCATTAACTGAACCTTGATTGACTACAACCATACCACCAGATAATTCTGCAATAGTATCATGTTCAGGATCTCTTGATGCTGCACCAGCACCAGAACCTACCGCAAGGTATAAACCATTTTCAGTAGCTGTACTTTGATTTTTAACTAAAACTCTATCTCCAGAAACTAAAGTTACACCATCAATAGCATCACCAGCTTCTAAAGCATTAGATAAATTAACATTTCCTGTTGTTGCACATTCTGCAATAACTCTAGTTCTTAAACCAGCAACTGCTGTATCAACATAAGATTTAGTTGCTGCATCTGAATTAGAAGATGGAGCTCCTAATCCTGTTACAGATCCACCAGATATTGAAACATTGTTAGCTGCTTGTGTTGCAACAGAACCTAGTCCTAAAGAAGTTCTAGCAGTAGCACCATTTTCAGCTACCCAAGTTGATCCATTACCAACAATTAAATTACCATCTGTTTTTGCTAAGTTACCAATAGCTACTAAATTTGCATTAGATGCACCTTTTGCATCTATTTGTGTTTGTATAGCAGATGTTACACCATCTAAATAACCTACCTCAGTTGCAGTAACAGCACTAACAGATACATCTCCACTACCATCAGATACTAAAGCTCTTGCAGTAGTAAGGTTTTCCATTTTAGAAAAGTTTATTGCTGCCGAAGAATTTATATCTGCATTAACTATTGAGTCATCTACAATTTTAGATGAATTAACTGAATTACCTGCAAGTTTAGCAAGAGTGATTTGTGAGTCTGCAATGTGTTGTGTGTCAATACTTGCATCTACATAGTGTTCTGAATTTATTGAGTCGTCAGCTATTTTAGTTCCATTAACTGAGTCTGATGCTAGTTTAGCAAGGGTAACATTTCCATCAGTAATTTTAATTGTTGTAATTGCATTTGATGCTAAGTCAGCAGCAACTATTGTACCATCAGCAATCTTAGCTGAAGTTACTGCATTATCTGCAATATTAGTTGTACCAATAATTTCTGTTGGAATAGATGTATTTGTTTTTGATAAAGCACCTACAAAAACATTAGTTATAGCTTCATTAGATAAATTTCCACTATCCCATGTTACATTGACAGTTGTGTTTGTTGAAAAAGATGATGAACTAATTGTTCCAAAAATTGTACCAGGAGTTGTTGCAATTAATTTTATTCTTCTTCCTGCATGATAAAAAGAAGTTACATTAGCACCTGCAATTGTAAATGCAGTACCACTTACATAAGCTGCTGTGTAAGCACCTGAACCATCTCCATACTCTACCCATTGACTATCGTTAAACCATTCTCTAGTATTCTTCATCAATGCTCTAATTGCATTGTTTAGATTAGAAGGTAACATTCCTTCAGCAGTAGAAATACCATTAAGATCAGTATTACTTGCTTGGGTTGTGGAATAATCTTTTATACCTGCCATTTTAATCTCCTAAGAACCAAGCAAATACTTTATTATTTTCTTGATTTTTTTCATTTATTAATGCGTTAATAGCTTCTTCAATTTGTCTTTGAAAAAACTCTTGTGTTTCAAAACTGTATCTAACATTATCTATATCAGTTTTATCTGTCATCTCAAGCCTGATCTTGATGCAACTAAATCTATTCCTTGTGCATCTTTCCAAGCACCGCCACTTGGTATTTTAACATTAACTTTAACATATCTTCCAGATTGTCTTACTGGATTAATGCCTGTTGAGTTCATACTTGAAACAGTTGATTCTGTAGCACTATCAGCAAGTCTATCTCTAGTTTTTAAAGTAACTGTAGCTGTTGCATCTACTATAGGTCTTACACCTATTATAGACGATCTTGTTCCTGGAAACAACTCTAATTCTGTAGTTTCTATTTCTCCAACATTTTCTGTTCCTGAAAAAATGGCAGCTTTGAAATTGTTATCTATTGCACCAAGTAATAATTGTCCACCAGACCAAAAATCAGTATCTAATGATATATTAATATTATCTAAGTTTTCTGAAATAATATCCATTAACTCAACTGTATAAGCTCCAACGAATTGAGAAAATATTGTACTAGCATTGGTAGTAGCAGTTGACCATTTTTGAGTAGCATAATTATAAATTAAAACTTTATCACATATACCAGTAGTATTAGATGTATCAGCAGAAGATGGATATAACCAAATTGCTAATTGATTAAAAGGATCTGTTGCTGCAACTATTCTATCAGAGAATGCTTTGTTTAAATCTAAATCAAAAAATCTATTTACTTTCTCTGCACCTATTGCTGTAACTTGATCTCCATTAACTTCAAAGAATCCA